GTGCCTCTGGCCGGATTCGTGGAGAACTACAGGGTGGAGCTCTTGAACCGACCGAACGCGGACGTCAGGCCACCGAGGTTCCCTGCACAGGAAGCGGGGTCGACAGAGAACCTCCTCGAGCTGATCTGCAAGTTGATAAACGACGCAGTCGACGCAGGGCGCAGGGACGGCGCGTCAGACGAGGAGAAGCACGCAATGATGGCGTGGACCTCGGCTGACCCCAAGACTCAGTATGCGAAGTCGGGCACGGTGGAGAAGCTGGTCGACGAGAAAGCGGTGGAGGACCTCATGGTCGAGCTGATGAACCTGGAGGAGAACTCACACGAGCTCTCATATCAGGAGCAGAGGGCGAAGATGTCGTCAGTCCACGCGGCGATAGAGGAGGAGGTGCTCGTGGACAAGGAGAAGAGAGTGAAGAGGTCAAGAAGGCTTTTGACCAGTGCGCCGGTGAGGGTCGGGGCAGAGTCGAAGGCGTTTGAACACTCTGACGCAGTGACGTCGACATTCGTTGAAGGTCCCTATCACTACAGGAAGAGGCAGGAGAGGAGAGAGGCCGAAGCATTACACTACGACCTCTACCTCGCGTCACAGAAGAACCTCCCCTACGTGAATGACCCTGACTTTGACAGATACATGGAGAGAGACCCTGGGGTGTCAAGGTGCCCAAAAACGGCAACAGACAGGCTCGTGGAGGAGATGGGGGTTGTGCCAGAGTCCAAGGATGGGAACTACGATCTCCTCTTCATCCTCGACAAGATCACCCAAGAGGTCTCGGCGAGCATGGGTCACTCGACAGGGACTGGAATCTTCGTGAAGATGGTGCCTCACACAGCAATGATCGTGATGTTCAGGAACAGCGGGAAGCAGTCCATCTGCACACTGCTGGCCGACAGGCGGGTTCACACACTCGAGGAAGCAAGCTGGTGGAAGCCCATGAGGGGAAGCCTCTGGTCAAGGTCAAAATTCTTCACGATCAACAGGGCAAAAGCCTCGATCTACCTGAACGGTGAGGAACGCCACAGGGTGGTGTGTTTCATGAGATCCCAGGAGCTCGCGGAAGACACGCACCTCTCCAAGGAGGAAGTCGCACGATCGCAGATGATGTTCAGCAACCTCGCGTGCATGATCCTCTGCTCTCAGAAGCAGCCAGACTCTGTTGTGCTCTCGTATGCGAGGTACATCGGGATGATTCTCCAAAACAACTGCATCAACAGAGGTCAAGTGAAAGAGCTGTTCACCAAGGTGGAGAGGATCAAGAGCAGGCTCAGCCTCTGGACCCTCAGGAAGTTCTCCAGATGGGTGCACTCCAGGGAGACAGGCTCGGTGTCAGATGGGGTGAAGTCTAACTGGGAATACAGGTGTTGGCTCACCGGCCTGACCTCCAGGTCCTCATCCTCCAGGCTGACGATGTTCTATGTGGGGAACATGTACGAGAAGACGCTGGGTGAGAGGGCTGCCGCAATAAGGGGGCCATTCAACAAGCTCCTGGAGCTCGCGTACAGCGCGGCGGACAGGAAGGGCACAAGAGGGGCAGACAGAGTGAATCAGATCTGCGAGGAACTCGACAGCTACGACAAGCACTTCCAGGTGGACTGGGGACTCCTCAGGAAGGTGATGGACGAGTCGTTCGCACAGCACAAAAGAGATCACCCTGACTGGAAGACGAATTTCGAGTCAACCCTGGTTGCCCTGACAAAGAAGGTGGATGGGGCAGAACTGGCCACGAGGAGGTCAAGTTTCTGGCACACCTCAGATGACCTGGTGGATGGCTTTGTGACGAGATCGAAGAAGTCGGGAAGGGTTGCTGACACGCAACACAGGCTCCCAAACTGGAATGAGAAGATGCAGACCATGGTGGTGGAGTACCCAAATCTCCTCATGGGCAGGCCTTTCACAAATTTCAGGAACCTGGTGCACCCTGTGAGGTCCAATGTGGTGCCAAAGAAGCAGCTCCAGGGCAAAAGAGAGATCCTGGTGCTGACCCCGGGTGCAAGAGTGAGCATAGCATCGATGGAGATGGTCATACGGGCCTTCGCCACTGGGATGGACAACGAGGTGCTCACCAACAAAAACAAAGAGGCAAAAATGTCGTCGTATGCATCAGGGGTAAACTACAGGAAGATGGCACTGGAGAGGTCAGATGTGGCGTTCAGGCATGTCGTCTCAAGGAGCTCAGCTGATGCGACAAAGTGGTGCCAGCTCTTCAGGATGCCGGTGTTCGCTGTGATGGTGAAGGTGATCTTCGGTGATGATTACAGGAACCTTGCAGAGCAC